AGGGGACGAGCAGATTGACTCTATTTTTGAGTTGGTGCAGGACTCCCCTAAACTGGTAATGGAAGAAGGGCAGGAGATTGTTCCGCCTACCAAGAACATTACCGAAGGAGAATTCCGCAAGTTCCGTGAGGGGCTGGCGGGAGTTCTGCATGAAATATCACAGGTTCGCAGTGGTGGTGAGCGCGGCGAACGCGGTCCTCGCGGCTTTACAGGTGTTCAAGGCGACAAGGGCGATGCGGGACCACAAGGACCGCAGGGCGAGAATGGTGAACGCGGTGACGCAGGAGAAGCAGGACCACAAGGTCCGCAGGGCGAACAGGGTATTCAAGGCGAACGCGGCGAAGCGGGTGAGCGCGGACCACAGGGCGAACAGGGCATTCAAGGTGAACGCGGTGAACGCGGCGAAGCGGGTGAACGCGGTGAAAACGGTAAAGACGGAAAACCGGGTGAGCGCGGTGCTGCGGGTGCTGAAGGCGAAAAGGGAGAGCGCGGTCAACGCGGTGAGCGTGGCGAACGGGGTGCTGCGGGTGCTGACGGTCGGGATGGTGCTGTTGGTCCGCGTGGTGAGCGCGGTGAAGCAGGTGAACGCGGTGCTGACGGCGCAGTGGGTGCGGTTGGTCCGCGGGGAGATGCTGGCGAGTCTGGAGTTGTAACCGCCAAGTTCCCACTGGTCTATGATGCAGCCGAAAAGTCCATCTCCATTGACGAAGAACGCCTAGACAAGATTCTCAAGAAGATTCTTGGCGGCGGCAAGGTTTCACCGCAGGACATGGGCTGGCTTGCGTCCACTGGTGGCGGTGGCAAGGTGGCTGTGTACATCAACGGCTCCAAGATTACACCTGATGTTCGCACACTAGACTTTACAGGCGCAGGAGTCACGGCTAGCAAGGTGGGCGGCAAGGTCACCGTGAACTTTACAGGCACGGGAGGCGGCAGCAGCGGTGGTGTGGCTAGCGTGAACGGGTTGAGTGGCGCGGTTTCAATTGTGGGCGGAACAGATATTTCAATCAGTCCAAGTGGACAGACGCTCACCATCAACTACACGGGATCAAGCGTTTCCAATGTGGTGACCTCGTTCAACGGCAATACAGGTGCTGTACAGGGTATATCTGCTATCAATGGTGTAACTGGAGCATTTACAATCCGAGCAGGATACGGCATAACTGCAACAGTGAGTGCAAACGGAATTTCACTTTCCGTAAATTATTTGCTTGCTGGTCAGACTGTTGAACAACGAAACGCAGCGGCACTGGGTGACCCTGATTTGATGATGTTTCAGACAAAACTTTCTGGTACAAGTGCCGGAACCATGTATGTCACCAGAATACAGGATTTTATCCAACGATATGTTCCGCCTGTTGCAACGAGATCCGAAGCAGCGGCGGCAGACAACTTTTCGTTTATTATGAAATCCGGCGGCGGTGATGTTGAAACCGATGTTTCGTCAACAGCAACGGTTATTGCACCATATCTTCCCGCTATAGACGGTGGAACCTACGCCTAAATACTGTACGCACTATTAGGACACAACTATGGGAACACAGATCACATTCCGCAGAGGCTCCAACGACCCCACATCAGGGTCTGGTATCACTCTAGCAGAACCAGTCTTCAACACCAATCTCCACACATTCCACATCGGATTGGGATACGGTGTTACTGCGGAATGGGTGGGCGCACCAATCAGCGGACTATCTGCTGACATTGCTGCTGGTATTACCTACAAGATTCCTACTGCTGCTGCTGTTAAGAACTACATCAGCGGGTTGTGCTTCGGAAACACTGGTGGCGGTGGCGGTGGAGCAGTTTCTTCAGTATCAGGTTCAGGAAACGGTATTTCAGTTTCACCAACCACAGGTGCGGTTGTGGTATCCAATACTGGTGTCCACTCATTCAACGGACTCACTGGTGCGGTGCAGGGTGTGTCGGCTGCTGTAGCAGGAACAGGTATCTCTGTATCAGGTGCAACAGGTGCAGTTACCATTACAAATATTGGTGTTCAATCGTTTAATGGAAACACAGGTGCAGTCACGGGCGCATCGCTTGGCGCAAACACCTTTACAGGCACACAGACACTCACCGCAGGACTCACTACCTCGTATCTGTACGCCTCCACGGGTTCCACCTTTGCGTCCACACTACAGGTGAATGGCGGTGCAACCTTCTCGGGTCGCACAGACTTTGCGGGCAACAACAACTTTGCCACAGGATTGTCTGCTGCGGGTACACTGAACACCACGGGCAGCATCAAATTCAACGGAACCACTGCCAAAACCATTACAACCACACAGGCTCCGCTCACAATTAGTGGATCATCCAGTGGTGCAGCATTTAGCAATTCAAATTCAATTGTGTTTGGTGTGCAGACAACAGATCCACTGAAACTGAACTCTGCCACGAGTGTTGTTGAGGTTAATGTAAACAACAATCCCATTGGAAATCCATACACCACAGGCATCAAACTCTTTACCGGAGATGTTTCTGAAACCATCGCAAGCGCAAACATCTCTCCCCTCACCTACTTCACCGCAGACAGAACTCTGAGCATTCAGGACGCTTCAGGCACGATTGCACTCACAAGTCAGTTGATGGGCGCAGTGAACGGCTCAACCGCTGCAACCACTGCTGTTACTTCGTTCAATGGACGCACAGGCGCAGTTCAAGGTGTGTCTGCTGCTGTGGCAGGAACAGGCATCTCTGTATCAGGTGCAACTGGGGCAGTAACTATTACAAATATTGGTGTTCAATCGTTTAATGGAAACACTGGTGCGGTCACAGGTGTCACGGTGGGTGGTGCAAACACCTTCACCGCGCTCAATAGTTTTAATGCAGGTATTAGTGCTGCGGGTGGTGTCACACTGGCAGGAACTCTGCAAGGCACTACTGCATCCTTCACGGGTCTTGTGTCTTCCACCGTTGGCTTCTCGGGTTCCGCAACCAATCTAGTTGGAAACGCAAACGGCTTGACTGCGGGAACTGCTTCTAGAGTTCAAATCGCAGAAGGAGCAGGATCAAGTTACTATTTGGCTCTTGCTGGTGGTGTAGGAAACACAGGAATATTCGTAGACACATCCGCCCCAAGATGGACTTACAATGCATCAACAGGTTCATTGGTATCAACCACAGGATATGTAGAAGCAGCATATCTATATGCAAATACTGCGGTATATTCAAACAGTATTATTGCATACGATCCATATAATCCAATAATAATAAACACTCCAATTAACGATGGCACACCTCAAGGAATTATAATTGGTGATTACAATGACGAAGGAAATGGAACCATATTCACTCTTGATGATGCACTTACAAAGATTGAAATAAGTGCAGTTGATGTAGACTGTGGTGCGAATATGAATGTTAAGGGCGGCAATGATCTTAGATTTTATGTGTCCGCTGGATTTACATATGTTGGTTTTAAAGCACCTTTAACACCTCCAAATAATATAATTTGGACACTTCCATCTGCCGATGGCTCTGCAAACCAAGTCCTGACCACAAACGGATCGGGAACTTTGAGTTGGAGTGCTCCAAGCGGTGGTGGTTCCTCCGTTACTTCGTTCAACGGACTCACTGGCGCAGTCACAGGTGTCACCGTTGGTGGTGCAAACACCTTCACGGCACTTAATAGTTTCAATGCAGGTATTAGTGCTTCTGGTGGTGTGACCTTTGCGGGAACCTTTAGTGGTGCTACAGGATCATTCTCTAGACTGCTTACTGCAAGTGCAGGTATTAGTGCTGCTAGTGGTGTAACACTTGCAGGAACCTTTAGTGGCACAACAGGTTCATTCTCTAAACTGCTGAGTCTTTCTGGTGGATTGAGTGCTTCTGGTGATGCAATATTCCAAGATCCTGTATACATTAACAGTACTCTATACACTAATAATATACTACCCCTAGAAACTCAAATAAATATTGCTGCTGGAACAGGAAATGTAGTTGTAATTGGTGACTACGATGGTGTTAGCAACTCTACTTTTGTGTATGTAAGAGACAATTTATCCGCTCTATATCTTTCAAATCCATATGGGGATGTCGCAATCGGTGATCCTAATGGTATAGTCAGCGGATATGCCCTAGTCTATAATGCTGCTGCTGGATACTTAGACGGTGGTAGTTCTAGTCTTACTAATTTTAGTACTGGCTCTTTCAGCGGACTCTTGACTGCTAGTGCGGGTATCTCCGCTGCTGGTGGTGTAACATTCGGTGGCACGGTTGCTTCCGACACAGGCTACCGCATCACCTCAAATGCTATTAAAGCACAGACAGGAACCACATACACTTTCCTTGAGAGCGACAACGGCAAGGTACTGACCTTTAACAACGGCTCCGCAGTCACCGTGACCATCCCCACCGCGTTACCAGTGGGTTTCAACTGCACTGCCATTCAGTTGGGGGCTGGACAGGTTGGATTTACCGCAGCAAGCGGACTTACCCTGCAAAGTTACGGATCGCAGTACCGACTAATTGGACAACACGCATCTGCAACTATTATTGAATACTCGGAAAACATCGTGAACCTGTCAGGAAACCTTGTTGTATGATTATTCCAAGCGGAAAGTCTGGAACAATTGGCAGTTCAGCGCGAATAACAAACGATCTGATTGCATTCATAGACTTCAACAACGACTACGGGTGGGCAGGTAACACCGCAAACGATCTGTCGGATCGTTCGGTAAAGTACTCCACACCAGGCGGGTTTATATCTGTGGTGTCAGGCTCCACTGCGGAGCCAGGCTACATTGACTTGGACGGCTCTACCGACTATCTTGTAGCAGGAATAACGACTGCTGCTCTTGTGGGAATTACCTCATGTACATTTGATGTGTGGATTAGACCAGATATCCAAACTGGTTTAGGAACAGTAGTAACAAATACATCTATAAACGTAGGTGCAGGAAACTTAGGCTTTGGGCTTGTTATGATAGGAAGCGGCTACCCACGCTTTACTGTAACCTCCACAACCATAAACATTCCAACAGATTTACCAGGACTAACATTTAGTAATGGAAGTGCGGGAGCAGAATGGGTAAATCTTTTTTTCAGAGTAGCGCACAGTCCAACAGGCATAACCGTTACGGGAAAAGTATTCAAGCCTAATGGAATATCTGCTGCTGATTACACGGGTGTAACTGTGACTACTGCTGGTGTTACCTTGTACGGCAATAATGTTAGGGCGTTGCATATTGGCAGAAGATCAACCGCAGTACAATACTTTAATGGTCAAATTGGCGCGGTCAAAATATACAATCGTGTTTTGTCTACAGACGAAATAGAAACAAACTACCAACGCTCCAAGAAACGCTATGGTCACACATAACACTCCCATCTTCTACGCAGTGATTCCTTCCGCAACGGTGGACTCCGTGGACTATGGGCAGACTCTATGCACACGAGAAGGTGTTCGTTTTTCACTTGACGGCAGCAAGTGTATTGTAAAGTGGGTAGGAAACACTGTACCGTCTTCAATTTCTGCAATTGGTGAACACGAAGGACCGTATACCGCAAATGAACTATTAGCCATTGTTTCTGGTACGGATTGGGAGCCTCCCGAAGCGTAAACCAAATACTCATCCGATTACTTTAGAGGGGCGAAAGCCCCTCTTTATGCTATGCTGCACTCTACATACTCTACCCAACAAAAGGAGTTACATATGAAGCGACTGCCCACTCTCTACCAAGAGTTTATTCACTTGTCCCGTTACTCGCGCTGGCTTGATTCTGAAATGCGGCGCGAGACTTGGGAGGAAACGGTTGACCGTTACTTCCGTTTCTTTGATGAGCATTTCACCGAAAAGGGCGTGAAGATAAATAAAGCAGTCCGCGAAGAACTCCGTGAAGCCGTCCTGAACCTTGAAGTCATGCCGTCCATGCGCTCACTAATGACCGCAGGAGAAGCACTCAAGCGGGACAACACAGCAGGCTACAACTGCTCCTATGTTGCGGTCAACAAGGTTCGCGCATTTGATGAGATCCTGTATGTTCTCATGTGCGGAACTGGTGTAGGCTTTAGCGTGGAGAGGCAGTATGTTGAAAAACTTCCTACAATTGCTGAAGAGTTCACTAACAGCGATACGCTCATTGTGGTCAAGGACTCCAAGGAAGGTTGGGCAAAAGCCTACCGAGAACTGGTATCCCTACTTATTGGAGGTCAAATCCCCCGATGGGATTTGTCTCACATTCGTCCTCTTGGTGCGCGCCTCAAGACTTTCGGTGGACGCGCAAGTGGACCGCAGCCACTGGAAGACCTGTTCAGATTTACCGTCAGTACTTTTAAGAAGAGTGCTGGTCGCAAACTCACCTCTATTGAATGCCACGACATTATCTGTAAGATTGCAGAAATTGTCGTTGTCGGAGGAGTGCGTAGATCGGCTCTTATCTCGCTTTCCAATCTCACGGACGAGCGGATGCGTGATGCTAAGGTGGGGCAGTGGTGGGTGGAAAATCCACAACGCGCACTAGCCAACAACTCTGTTGCCTTCAAGGAGAAGCCCGAGATCGGCACATTCATGGAGGAGTGGGTGTCGCTGTACAAGTCCAAGAGCGGTGAGCGTGGACTGTTCAACCGCGAAGCGTGTCGGAAGACCGTGGAGAAACTGGGCGACCGCCGTGATGCCACCTACGAATTCGGCACGAACCCTTGCTCAGAGATCATTCTGCGCGACAAGGAGTTCTGCAATCTGAGCGAAGTCATTGTTCGCGCAGACGACACTCCTGATACCCTGAAGCGCAAGGTGCGGCTTGCAGCCATTCTTGGCACTTGGCAGGCTTCTCTCACGAACTTCCCGTACCTCAGCAGTGAGTGGCGCAAGAACTGCGAAGAAGAGTGCTTGCTTGGTGTGTCGCTCACAGGCATTCTTGACAACCACTTCATGCGGACACAGGGCGACAATCTGAATGTGCTGCTTGAACTGCTCAAGGCGGATGCCGTAGCCACGAACAAGGAGTGGGCTAAAAAGATCGGCATCAATCCCGCAGCGGCTATTACTTGCGTGAAGCCAAGCGGCACGGTGTCTCAGTTGACAGACGCTGCTAGCGGCATTCACGCTCGTCACAACGAGTACTACATCCGCACTGTTCGTGCCGACCGCAAAGATCCCATGTGTCAGTTTATGATTGACAAGGGATTCCCTGCGGAGCCGTGTGTCATGCGTCCTGACCACACGATGGTGTTCTCGTTCCCGCAGAAGGCTGTGGGATCGGTGACGCGCAACGACATGACTGCGATTGAACACCTTGAACTGTGGCTCACCTATCAGCGTCACTGGTGCGAACACAAGCCAAGCATCACGGTCACGGTGCGAGAGCATGAGTGGATGGAGGTTGGTGCGTGGGTGTACGCGCACTTTGACGAGATCAGCGGCATCTCGTTCCTGCCCCACTCCGATCACACCTATCAGCAGGCTCCGTATCAGGACTGCACAGCAGAGCAGTACGAGGCTGCTGCTGCGGCACTGCCCAAGAGCATTGAGTGGAGCGAACTCACCCAATACGAGAAGACCGACACCACCAAGGGTACGCAGACCTTTGCGTGCAGCGGAGACAAGTGCGAAGTGGTTGACCTCACTACATAAAGCAACCCCACAGGAGATTGCATCTCCCGTCGATAGCCCCCGTAAATGGGGGCTGTTTCTTTTTACAAATCCAGACATTTTTGTGTGGGTGGGTGGGCTAGATATTTACATGAAGAGACACGCAGTCCATTCTCTTCTGCTGGCTCTCGCACTCGTCTTGTTGCAAGCCTGTGCCGTAGATATCGCCGCCAACGCGCCGAAGAGCGCGACCCCGCCGAAGAGCGGGGAGATCAAAAGCGTAAACGCAGAACCCCCCTTCATGCGGGGGTTCTCTCGTTTGGATGAATGCTCCGAACCACAGGTAGGCTCACTTGCGATTGAGGACGGCAGCACATACGGCAGTGGGGTTCTCATTGACCCCACTCATGTGTTGACCGCAGGGCACTGCGCGGACGGGGTAATCCCGTATTGGTTTATTTCAGGGGGCGAATTCTTTAAAGTTCACGGAGTGTTCGTCCACCCACATTATAAAATTGCGGGAGTGGTGTTTGCGGATATTGCGGTGCTTACCCTTGAAACCCCGTGCCCTGCCACGCCGTCCACGCTGCTGTCCAGAGGCTACGGATTTGCCCGTGGTGACGAGTTTACCACTGTGGGCTACGGCGGGGGCATCAAGCGTAAAAGCAATCCTGGTGTGTTCTGGTACTACGGAACCACTGTAGAGGAGCCGTCCACCTTCAAGTTCCTGCCCCTAGAAGGCACTATTTGGTTTGGTGACTCGGGCGGGGCTGTATACAACGACAGCGGAGTTCTCGTTGGGATCATCTCCTCGCTTTCAATTACGAGGGGACATCTCTTTGAGAACTCCGCTGTCAGGTTGGACCTATTTTTAGATTGGATACAGGAGACAACCGAATGCAACTAAACAAAACTCAACGAGTCTTGCTGTCTGCTTGCAGTTTTTTACTCGGTGTCTTGCTCGCCCGTTGGTGCGGGCTGTGACGCAGCGTCTAGTTGCTTCTGCAATTCAGCCTTTTCCTTCAGAGCAATCTGAAGTTTGGCTTCAAGCACGATGGTCTGCGTGGTCAATTCATTCACCTTGTTCTGAAGAATAGGGATCAGAACTGTCTCATTGTAATTCTCCGTCTGCACATTTGGAATCATAGTTGGATTCCTCCTTTCATCTCTATTTAGGCAGGATAAATAGAGGTATGGTGATAGCAGGAATAGATTATTCTCTCTGTGGTCCAGCAGTGTGTTTGTTTAAATCAAACGCCACGGGCAAGTTTTCGTACAGTGGTTGCTCATTCTATTTCCTCACCGACAACAAGCGGCAAAGCGAAGTGCGCTCCATGAATGTGTTTGGTGAGCGGTTGACTGATTGGGATTCAGACGAACACCGCTACGAAACCATTGCAGACTGGGCGGTGGACATCGTGATGGGCTGCTCCCATATTGCACTGGAAGGCTATGCGTACTCCGCTAGCGGCAAGGTGTTTCAGATTGCAGAGAACACTGGCATCCTGAAATACAAACTGTACGAGTTAAGCATTCCTGTCACCATCATCCCGCCCACCGAAGTCAAGAAGTTTGCCACCGGCAAGGGCAATGCGGACAAGAACGCCATGTACGCAGCGTGGTCACACGAAACAGGTGTGGATTTAAAAACACTCTTGACACCGAAGCGTCAAGAGTGCGTGAGTCCAGTTTCAGATATTGTTGACTCGTATTACATCTGCAAGCGGCTGTACGAATCGCTGCCTGAAGATGTGCGATGCGCTGACGATTAAGGCACCGTGGTGGTGCTGTCTTGTGGAGCAGGCTGTGTGCCGTGTTCGGGTTCTGCCTTGTCGTCAAGGCGCAGGG